CAGTCATACCAACTAATATATCTAAATTAGCTGATGATATAGTTACAGTTGGACTTGATGTTACTGCTCCTGCCACTGTAGCTTCTGCTCCAAGTGAAATAGTCTTAACAGGCATATAGCTATTTGTTAAGAATTTTTCTGCATCTGCAGTTGAGATAGTGAACATATATTTCCATGTATATCCATCTGACTCTGCCTGAGGGTCAGTAAGTGTTTGTGTCGGTTGAATGCTTGAAGCACCACCACCAGCTTTAATGCACTTATAAACTTTAAACTCTGATGTTAGTATGTAAAATACTTTATCAAATATCGAACCATCATCTGAGTCCCAAGCTACATAGCTATTACCCGATGTCCAAGTATACCTATCTACAACATGTGAAAGATCAGCTGAAGAGATCTTCTTCAATCCCATCATCTGGGCTCTTGCTTCTCCTAAATCATCTAAATGATCGTTTGGTGTGAATGGTGTTGTATCTGTTGTATCTGATGTAGTCAAAGACCAAACGTCTGACTTACCAATTGAAACATACACCGCGTTATTTGATACATCTTCTTTGAAGTTATTAGCATTTAATACTCTAAAATTTGATGTTACTATTGCTGCCATAATCGTTTCCTATTATTCAATGTGTACGAAACTTCGTACGTTATATTTATTTATATCCGTATTATCCAAAGTTTGGATTTGTTTATCACCTAAAAAGCTTATTTGTTGATTTGAGTGATATAATCTAGGGGTACTATATAAATTATTTGTACCCTTTCTTTGTAAATAACCATTATTAATAATGGTTCTAAAATTTGGGTTTACAACTTTTACCGTATGCTCTGGTAAAAATTTGTCTGCATTACCTGTTGAAGTCATAATAGAACCAATTGTTTGTCTTGGATTTACTTTAACTTCTGTTATGAGTGTATCTACATTATTATGATTTAAACTTAAATCTAATATCTCTTGTTGATCAGCAACTCTTTGTTCATTGTGTACTGCACTTCCTAATTTTATTACAGGGTCAATAACATATCCTGATCCTGCGTTAGTAATATTTACCCCTGTTATTTCCCCTTCAGAATCTAGTGTAAATGTAGCAGTTGCTCTTACATTAGTACTTAAAGGATTACCATCTGCATCTTTTGATGTTGGTTCAGGGAATACTATGTTCGGTGCAGCTGTATATTTCTTATCTGCTAGTCCGAATATATCGACAGATGCTATCTCACCTGCATTTGGATTAGCTGCTGGAGTACCAAATAAAGCAGTCCATCCTCCACCTGAACTTGTGATTGTAATATTATCTTCGTCTAGTCTACCAACAGAATCAACTCCAATTGATACGACTGGAGCAACACCACTACCACTTGATTGTTCTATACCGCTAAATGTAATTGATGGTGCACCTGAATATCCAAATCCAGGTTCTACAATTGTTACTCCAAGTAATACCCCATCGAGTTTTGTTGCTGTAGCTATTGCCGTCTCTCCTGTAAATCCGTGGTCTGTTCCTCCACCGACACTTGTTAGAGATATTACTGATCCTCCAGATGTTGCAGATAGTTTTACTTCGTTATTAGTATTGTATACAATGAAGTATTCTGTTCCTGTAACCAATCCACCTATTGCTAAAGCACCACCTGAATCATATGTGACCTTAGCTCCAATCGGTAATGCTGCAGCTTGTGCGGTCGTAAGTTTGATTGTGTTGTCTGTTGTATTAACAATACCTGTTCCAGCTACCTCATCGTCTGATCCATCAAACTGGATACGTGGAGGAGCTGCAAATGAAACTGTTGGTACATTATAGTCTTTACCACCATCATTGATCGTGACTGAACCGACTCCACCATTTGATAGTACTGCAGTAAATGTTCCAGGTACGAATCCAGAAGGTGTTCCGCTATCACCAGATGATACTGTAGGAGCTGTTAGATATCCTGATCCTGCAGTTGTGACTGTAACAGTATTAATCACTCCATTCTTAAGTGTTAGAGATAGCGTTCCTGACTTATGTATCCTAGCCTGTGTTCCTGGTAAGAATGTTGGGACAAACATTTCAACGAGTAGTGGAATATCTTCTGGTCCTATAACGCCAGGTTGTTTTGTTGGCATTGAGACTTTGTTTAATGCTGCTGTCAGTGCTGCATCTGTTAGCTGTATGAATACTAATATCTCTGCAAAGTAAATGAATCCAGCTGGATGTACTAGCTTATCAAATATGTATTCCCAATCACTGAGATTCTTTCCTGTCTTAATGATGTAACTAAACTTCTGGAATTTAAGACTGTCTTGAAGTTTAATATTATAAGATAAGAATCCTTTATTGTCCAAATATGTTCCACGTGGAACAAAGCTGATTGACTCTCCACTTGTGAGTGTGACTGCAGTCGAGACTGTAATCGTTGTTCCGTTTACTGATGTTACCTGATTATCATCTACAAGAGTAACCTTTCCATCTACTACTAGTTTAGCTCCGAGTCGAATGTTCTCATCAAAGGAAGGTATTGTAATTGTCGTGCTATTGTTAACTGAAGCTGCAGTTGTAGTATCTACTGTTGCCGGCTGATCCCACTGTCCTGATGAAGGGACTAGTACTGAGTCATAAGGAAACTCAACTTCGACCGTATCATTGAAGATGAGTCTAAAGAAGATCTCAATCGAATCTGATGTACCTCTAAGCTTATAGAAGTCCACCATACGTTTATATAGAGATCTTTTATTTGCTGTAACATCTCTTGGTATTGCAGGAGCAATTTCCTTTTGCATTAACTCTAAGAAGTTTGTTGCATTCTTATCGATATCCATTGCTCTCTCGATTGTATTAATTACATGTGATGGTCCAGGACCAACCCAATATTTTACAATCGTTGAGAGAGATGCACTATATCCATTAAAGGATGCTAGGTCATTAACAGTAAATGTCTTACCAATTTCTGATGTTGATTCTGCGAGCGTGCCAGGTAATTCATTACCATTTGATATTGCTACATTGATATCTGATAGAGGTATTGTCATTGTAGATGCTGGACCTTTAAACGAATGTTTGGTACCAGAACCTAATGACGTTAAGTTAATTGCTGTTCCACCTAAGGTCTCAGATATTTGAATCTGTCCTGAATTACTGAAGACAACATAATAGACGTTGTCGTCAACAAGAGGAGAAATTGCTGTTCCATCTCCTGTATCATATACTAGTGCTGTACCAACTGGACAAGCCTTCTGATTTGTAGTACCAAGTATGAAGTGATCTCCAGATATACTAACTGCAGATGAAGATGAACCATCAAATTCAAATTCTGCTGGAGCATGACCTGTTGGTGATGTGAGTGTGAGTACTGAGCTTGCACCAGTCTCATCTGTAAAGAACTGGTCGTTCTCATTATTTGCATCTGCTATACGGAATCTTGCCACACCATCTAGTATGACATCTGAGAATGTCTCTGTCTCCTGATATATGAATTCATCTAAGTTCAGGAATGTATAGTAAGCCTCTAAGAACTCTCTGAGCTTAACACGATCGTTGATTATATCTGGTGGGAGTAGTTGGTCAAGTCGAATGTCCTCTCTTGTCTGAGGTAAGGTACTATCGTTGAGCTCAATGACTCCAGGTGTGAGAGAAGCTTTTGCCATTTATTTTTTCATCCTAGATGTTGTTGTATAGTCGATTGAACCAGAAGAACCACCAACTGATATCGTATCAATCTCTGGAGTGATCTTCACAAAGGTGTTGTCGATATCGATGAGCTGGTTACGCTTTGGTGCTAGGTCTAAGCTGTCTGGAGAGACCGTGATACGTATCTCTGTTGTGTCTGCTGGAGTGAAGCTGTGTAGTACGATCTTTCCAGTACCCATTGTCAATGTTCCTGCATCGTGAATCTGTACTACGTTCTCTCCTCCTACAACCTTATAGACGATGACTCTTCTCTCTGTAGTATTACCAGAGATCGGCTGGTCACCGATGAAGAATTCTGTATTACCCTGTCCAGCCAGCTTGAATGCTGTCGATGTGATGACGTTTGTTGTCTGTGCTGGTGTATGGAAGAATGGCTCTACAAAGTCAAGGGTGTGGTTCTGTGACTCTACAACTCCCTGTGCATTAACTGTTGGAGTGATCTTCTTGAACATTCGTGGTCGAGCAACACTGTTGAGTATTGCTGGGTCAGAGTTGTCGATGTCTCTGAGAAGCTGTGAGTGCCTGAAGACACCATCGAACTTGTTCAGGTTGTTGAACGAGTAGTCGCTGACCGTATCTCTGACAACGGTCTGTAGCTCTACAGAAGATCTGTCTGTGAGGTTTGGATTGTACTTGAAGAAGACGTCAAGCTCTAAGAATGTAAAGCTTGGATCGACGAGCTGTGGAGTGATGCTGACAACGTTCTTTCCCTTCAGTATCGTACCAGTAATGTCACTCTTCTCTGCATCTGTGAGCTTCTCTGATAGCAGAGGCTTGACGCTGATGTACACCCTTCCATAGTCAGGTGGATCGTTGTCCTCTCCTCCCCACGTTGAGATGCTGTCTACATTACTGAACTCCTTCTTGATGATCGCCGCATAGTCTTCTGATGTGACCGCACGGTTCTGTGTGGCGAATGTCAGAGGTGCATTGAATCGTATGCTCTCTGAGGTCTCCTTCTCTGATCCACCAGCTGCATTTGATGATGTGGTCACGCCGCTCGATCCGACACTGAACCCACCGACGTTATCGACCATGCTGAATGCCGAAGCGCCATTTGACTCCTTACCCTCTGTGATGACGTAGTCCAGAGTCACGATGTTGTTGTTGCTTGGCTTGTATCCTGTAACGTTGTCTCCGAAGTAGATCTCAAAGTATCCTGAGCTGTTCTCCTGGACGAAGTAGACCTTTGACTCGGAGTCGACGTTCTTGAGAGACTCGAACTTCGTATAGATGTCGAAGCTTGTACTCTCCTCATTCTCCTGTACACGTACTCTGAGCGTGCTTGTATCTGCATTGGTATCTGAGAGCTGGAACTTCTGATTCTCGATGTCGTTGTCGACCCTATATTTCAACTCTCTGATACTTCCTTCCGCGATCACGACATTGTTGAATGTATATGTCTGCGCGGTAATGCTTCCACCTGTTGTTGCGGTGACGAGATCTGCCTGCTGCGTGCTGAGCACGACGTACTGGAACTCCTCTCCATCGACCAGAGTCGTGAGCTTCGCACCACGCGGTAGCTCCAGAGTGGTTGGCTTGACAGCGTTACTGTTCAAGACGTCAACTACAATATTCACCGTCGCTCTCGGACTGAGGGTCGAGCGCGGTACGTATCCGAGCAGCTTCGCCCTGGTGACCACGTTACCTCTGATCTGTGCACTGTCGAGAAAAGCCTCATTGAGTGAGAAGTGAGCGTTCATCGCATTATAATGTGTATTATATGAGAGGACGTCGAGTAGTACACTGAGGCCGGAGCCGTCGAAGTCATAGTCATTAAACTCTGACTGTTGCTTGAGATAGTTCTTTAGATTCTGCTTGATCTCATCAAAATCTAGTTCTGTTACATTTAAATTCGTTGCCATGTTACTTTAACCTTCGTAGTAGTATTTGTACTGTATCTGTTGTATCATATTGCTTGATGCGGAACCTCACAGTGATGTCATAAGCGTTCTGATCTGCCCTATCAATCACCTCCACTTCCTGTACCTCTATACGAGGCTCATGCTTTTTGAGGGTCTGAGCGATGCGGTTCTTCATGTTAATACGTGTGATCGCATCTGCTGGTTCAAATAAGAATCCCTTCAAGTTTGCTCCAAGTTCTGGTTGGAATGGTCTCTCAAAGTGATTGGTTACAAGGAGGTTACGTACTGCATTCTTTATAGCAGCATCGTCCTTCAAGGTGGTAATATCCTTACGTATCGGATGTGGCTTCAGGCCGAGATCTAAGTCTCTCCAAGCCTTCTTCTTCGCGACGACACCCGCTTGCTCCAATGAACCTGATATTCTCTTGTCTGATTGTATTAAACCCATATCTCTATTTATACGTCGTAACCCTATTCTTTTCTCATTGGTACCGGAATACTAGCCCGGGGGGAAGGGGGTAGGGTCTTTTTCTCAGAAAACTTAAATGGGGGCCCTCCTGAAATATAGAAACCCGTTTGTTGTCTCCATATACTATACTTGTAGTACTATTATAACATATTTTAAATACTTTGTAAACCCCCCAAAAAGATGTTTACTTTTCGATTGTTCTATGTTATAATGTACTAAGCTCCTCCATCTCCATCGCTGTCTGTTATACTTCCGCCGGCTGTTACATTACCATCTGTTGTTATATTACCTGATACACTTAACGTATCTGCATTTGTTTGGGCGCCGGAAACATCTAATGTACCTGTTATAGATGTATTACCTACTAATGATATACTATTATTAGAACTATTTAATACGATTGAACCGTCTTCTTGTATCTCTATTAATGTCCCGGACTTGTGTAATAACTCCATCTTTGGTCCAGTTAATCGTACTATATGATTGTCTTTATGGGTAATTTGTATACGTTCTGATCCCTCTGTATTGTCATATTCTACTGTATGTCCAGCATTTGTTCGGTGTACTTTGTTATTTGGATATTTCGGGGCGAGGCGAGCTAAACTTGGTAAATCTGGTTCATTTTCAGTTCTCGTAGATATACTGCCTAATACGAGCATATCCTGTGCGCTCGCTCCATCACGAAAGATGCCGAATACACACGATCCAACCTCGAGTTCATGTGTACTGCCTACACCCTTATATGATGCAGATGTATTGGGTAGTAGTACTGTAGCCCATGGTAGATCCTCTGTTTTGAGTACATTTGTATCGTCTGTATGCCATCCTACTGCTCTACACTTGACTCTTCCTAGGTATTCTGGGTCTTGTATATCCTCTACAAATGCGTAGAATACCTGTATTTCTCCCCCTACAAACTGGTCTTTTCTCATAGTGTTACTCCTATTGAGTCTCTTCGAAGTGTAATGTTCTGTCGATATTGCCCGTCGAATACGTGTTCGATGCGCTGTATAAGGTATTTACCACTGAAGAACTTGTCTGTCATGTTGCTTTCTTCCAGTTGTGCTGCAGAAGATGCACGTATGACTTTGAGATCCATGATGAGTCCTGCCTCGAGGAAGAAGTCTCCTGGTATGTCGATCTTCATATCGTTGAAGTTCATGCTCTGGTAGTGTGCTTCTCCCTTTAATATCGTTGGTTTCAGTGGCTCGTGGTAGTTGTTCTGGTCGTCGAAGGCTTTGGTATTCAGTGATATGTAGTAGTTCTTGCTCTCCTTCAGGTCCTCATATGCCTGGTCGTTGATCTTGTCCTGTGATGGGTATGGCTTCTCGTCGTTCAGCGTCTTCATCTTACCGTACCTGTACTCGAACCTCTCCTTCTTCTTCTCTGCGATGTCGAACGTATGCAGTGTCGATCCGTATACACCCTGACCGATATTGTTGAACTGTGACATGTTCAGTGGAGAGCTGAGTCGTGTAATGCGGCGCCTAACCTCATCATAGTATTCCGGCGTGCCCTTGTCTGCCTCAAAGAACGATCTGTAGTCATAGGTATCGTACGGATCCTGGCTCACGAGCTCCTTGTAGGACTTGAACTTCACTCCTTTCAGTGCAGTTTCATAGAAATAGAAGGGTGTAGAGTCTTCGTAGGCGTTGCGTAGGAGCCATTTAATGGCATAGTAAGGTCTTAGACTAGGGTAGATTCCTTTGATAATGCCCTTTGTAGACGTGTTGATGTCGGATATACGGTCGCTGTCGACTCGTAGATCCTTCTTCACGATGTCCTGTATGAGCTTTCCAATGGTGTTCTCGAATGGTCTCTGCAGTATCTTCGTCTGGTTGCTGTATAGGTGTGGGGAGCAGCATCTGATCGTGTATCCCTGCTTTGTCGGTGTGAGTCTGGAGTACCCGAAGATCTCGATCGCCTTCAGGCTGAGCTCTAGCTTTGCATTGTCCTGTGACGACTTCTTCTCTGGAGATCTCTTGATCTTGATCTTGACCAGCTCTGATCCATTCAGCTTCATCTCGTTGATCAGACCGATCGCATCCATTACGACAAGATGTACCTCGACATATGGCTGGTTCAGGTCCTCGAAGATCTTAATCTTCTTGACTGAATCAGTAATATCCTTCTCCTCGCCAAGGTCCCACGAGTTGATCTTGACGTGCTCTACGTGATATGCATCAGGTGTGGTTGAGCCTGTACTTCCCAGACTTCTTCTTGCGGTTCCTCTTCTAGACATTGATTAGTTCTTCAAAAGCATCAACAAATTGTTCGATAAAGTTTGGTACGACGTATCTGATCTTTGATCTCTCATCGTTCTTCTCATACTCGTATGTTCGATATGTAACGAATGACAGGTCTGATGCATCCACTCCGCCAACTACGTGTAGTCCATTTGTGACTGGTTTCTTCTCTGTATCTGTCTCCAGATAGTAGTAGTATGGAGCATCCGCATACTGATATACTGTATGGGTAGACACTGAATCAGATGATGTCTGTCCGATTACGAGCTCCGTATCCTGGTTTACTAGGTCTGGATTACCAATAAATGCTCCGCCTGTAACGTCCTGTACGACCAGCTGGTTCATGTCGATGTTCTTTCTTGTAAGCTTACCGCTCGCACCAGATACAGAACCTGTAATCGTCTCTCCGATCTTGAACCTTCCTGATAGACTATCACGATGGTCTGTAATCAGTCCATCACTGTTTCGTACGATAACTGGATCGGTTGTAATAACATATCCTTCATATTGCTTTGCCAGATAGTCATACATATCTTCCTGGCTCAGTGGCCATGCACGATATCCATCGTGTAGGTGTTCGTTTACAACAAAGAATGTCCAGTAGTAGTCTGATGTACCATATATTCTCTCTGATACAACGTCTGGTCTCTCTCCATTCTCGACGTTAAAGTAAGAATATGCTGAATAGTCGTCTAAGAATGTTGGTAGTGGTCTGACTGATCGAAAGAGATCGACCATGTTCTGCTGTACGCCTTGTCGGTTAAAATCATATTTAACTCTTGGAAACTGTTCGAAAAATGGCATTAGTTACCTCCCTTAGCAGCTGGTTTAGATGGGAATGGAGGACGATTTGCGTCTTGTTTGTGTATGAGTTTCTCCTGGAATACGTCTTCTCTTGTAAGCATCTTGCTCTCTTGGAAATCCACACTGATCTGCATGTTTGTACCGATGTATTCATCTACCGATAGTCCTGTCTGGTCTTTTGGTAGATATATCATTCCACCTTCTTGTTGTCCAAAGTTAACACTTAATCCTGTTACATAGCTATCATAGAATACTGGTAGGAAGATTGATTCCTTCTCTCCAATATAGAACTGTATACGGAAAAGTGGTGGGTATTCTAATGCAAATTGTCCTTTTCTCTTTGGATACATATATTTTCGAAAGAAGTTTGCAATAGCTATAATGCGAATAGCATCATTAGCTGTTTCTGGTACCATGTTCCAAGCCATTTGGAATGTACGAATGTTCATACTTTCGAACGCCATTTCCTGGTTTGGATTGATTGCTATACCATCTCGAAGCATTGCTCCTGCATTAAACTCACCAAATACATCAGATACCTGTTCTAATCCTTTGAGTCCAAGTATTTCTAAATCTGCATCGCTTAAATTATTTCCTGCAGCTTTTTGTTCTGCTATAGTTACTTTAGACATATCCACGCCCTGGTAACTTGCACCGTCTGATATTGTTAATCCTGATGGAACGTATAGATTGATTGTTTCAAGTTCTACACCTTGTTGACTCGTTGATATTCTACAATGTGGGAATCCACCATCTTGGTCTATCAGTTGTCCGAGATTGCTGGGAAATGTTACTGCTGTCATCGATAAAAGTCCTATAAATAAAATTATTATAACTATTTATAGACTATTTATATGGCATACAAAGGGAAATACACAATAAAACGACCAGAAAAGTATATCGGTAATCCACTTAAAGTGGTTTATAGATCCTTATGGGAAAGAAATACATTCAGATGGTTAGAAGAAAATCCAAAGGTAAAAGGTTGGAATAGTGAAGATATTGTAGTTCCATATAAGTCAACAGTCGATAATAAAATCCACAGATACTATGTAGATTTGCTTATAGAAATGGCAAACAAAGACATATATCTGGTTGAAATCAAACCAAAAAAAGAAACAATCCCACCAAAAAAACGCTCAAGAAAGACCAAAAAGTATGTAACAGAAATGCTTACATATGCCAGAAACAACGATAAATGGGAGGCAGCAGACGCTTACGCCAAACATAAGGGATGGAAATTCCAAGTCTGGACAGAAGAAACTTTAAAGAATCTTGGTATAAAAGTCCTATCTTAATCATATAAATAACATTATGGCATCATTATTTGATACACTACAGGCTGGAGCACAACGTGCTGGAGTTACTGCGAGGACAAACAAATCCCGCAAATGGTTCCAAAGTAAGATAAAAGATCTCAATATGCCAAGCAGAAAACAACTGCTAAGAGATGATGCATTAACAAGAACAAATAGAGAGATTGCTGGAAATATGTATATGTATTTCTACGATCCAAA